AATACGTTGTAAATTGTTCAATGATTTTCCTGGGGCTTGAAGTAGTTGCCGTTGCAGGCATCACTTCAGGCTGCTCCTACTTGTGGTACCTCATGGCTGACGAATTTGTCAACATGGAGGTGAACAAGTGGTTGAGCGAAACAAGCGAGAGTGCTAGAGAAGAAGCTCTAGTACTTAAGTCTGAGTTTCAGCGAGCTGAAGTCAAGCAAGCCGATGTAGTGGGTAACCACACGCATGGGGCTAGCGCGGCCGAACGCTCGACTGCAAGTCTTTTGATGAGACACATCGCTGGGAACGTGGGCAGAGAGGCCTACTATTACCAGGGAAGTGGTTCGGACGCTCGGTCCGGAAGAACGTATTCACGTATGTACTTTTGGGCCAAGGACTTGATGGCACCTCATGTGGAGTTTACTCCCAAATCCCGAGACATCATTTCGATGGTCGATGTTGATTATTACGTTGATGATTTAGAAGATATGCTCGTGGAGAGGTTTCAGCCGTACCTTTTGTACACTTTGGTTCCGTCGTCTGCCGCTAAGGATAGTGGAGACTACGATTACCGCTTCATGCTGGATGGCAGTGTGGAGTATGGTGTGCAAGGAGGTGGCAGATATGCCCACCACATTTGGAACTGGGATGGTGATAGCCTACGGATCGTTACGCGGTTTATGGGCATAGATATTGCCATGGCGTGCTATGCGGTAGAGCGTCGACAGATGGGTCCCGACCATCAGTTGATTCTTTTAGTTCCGCTGGTACGCACCAGAAATCCGTTATGGGTGTGGCTTGCACAACATCGAGTTCAAGCGCGTCGGTTGGTTCGGTTTAATCCGATAACTGACAAGTTCGTTCGATTCTATGCGAGTAAGCCCGGAGGCCTGGAAGTGGTCACCGGCATAGCAGGAGGTTACGCATCCAGTAGCATTCCTGCAAGTGTGGATGACATCATCGCAAGTACGTCGCGTACAATTAGTGGAAAGCTCACGCGCCAGACGGTTTTGTCCAAGTTGGACGCCGATCTGGGAGAGCGAGACATTGATCGCACCGCTTCGGAAATTCTTCTGGAATTCCATCTGAGCAAGGCGCCGACGAAAGAGCGCATATCGATGGTAGAGGCTGTACGCCGTTTCCAGTGGTTACCTAGACCTGCAGAATATGACGAGGACGCGAAGGCTGGAATGACAGCATTCATGGCGCCATTGGTTCACGGCGGATTTGTCCCAGACATCTGCAAGAACAATGAACAGCGCATGGTGGATAAGCGAGTGAAGGAGCAGACATGTAAGGAGATGCATGTCAGCAAATTCATGTTGGACGTGATGGATGAATTTATTCATCAACTTGTTCCGCATGATTTAAAACACAAGCTACACCCAGTGGATGTTGAAGAAGTCTATGCACGTCAAGCTAAACCCAGCCAGAGAGCGATTCTGGCTGAGGCTGAACATACGGAGTCGAACAGAACGACCCGTCAGTTCGTGAAACGCGAAGCGTATGGAAACGTGAATGATCCCAGGGGCATTTCCACTATTTGTGGGCCTGATAAGAGGGACTATTCGCGTTATATGTATGCTTTTGTGGATTTGGTGTTGAAACCACAGCGATGGTACGCATTCGGAAAGTCACCTAAGGAGGTGGCAGATAGAGTTGCGGAAATTGCTGCTGGAGCTCAGGTCAATGGGGCTAATAAGGATTTTGAAAGAATGGATGGCAAACATGGAAATGTGTTGCATGAGTTCGAAAGGAAGACCTATTGTGCCGCATTTAGACCGGAGTATCACGCCAAGTTGTGTGAAGCGATGGACAAACACCATCACCTCAGAGCACGAACTGTGTTTGGGATAGAGTACACGACTGAGTACCACCGCTTATCGGGCGGTGCGGATACCAGCGGAGGAAACACCCTAGACACGGCGTTCATTGCCTATCTCACCTACCGTATGCAGGGATTAACCGCATTTGGAGCCTGGAATAAACTAGGCATCTACGGAGGAGATGATGGGTTTGACACGGATGTAGACGCAAAGACAGCAGCCAGAGCAGCCTCGCTCGTTGGTCAGAAGCTCGATCTGGAAGTGATTGAGCTAGGAAAGCCGGGTGTTAGTTTTCTAGCCAGACGTTACGGGCCCGACGTTTGGAAAGGAGACAACAACTCGTGTTGTGATATTCGTAGACAACTAGCAAAGTTCCACTTAACAGTGAACATTGCTGGCAAAGTCACGAAACAGCAGAAGCTACAAGAGAAAGCGTTTAGCTTCGCATTGACCGACGGGAACACTCCCGTGATAGGTGAATTTGTCACGCGTGCTTTGGAGGTATTCCCACTAGAGAAGACCCAGTTCAAGAATGAGCTTAGAATCTGGGGAGTGGAAATGGATGCCGACAGACAGTACCCCAACAGGTCAGCAGAATGGATGGATGATATCGTTACTGCTGAGTTGCCGGACTTTGATCTTGATCGTTTCCGACATTGGCTCTTACAGGCTGACGGCGGAACAATACTCGATCCCCCGCAGTTTGCTGAGCAACTACCCCCAAATCCCAAACCTGGTTTGTTCGCCCTTGACGGCGACATCCATGGTGTGGTTGACAAAGGAGGAGTTACCTCAGCAGATGGAAGCAATCCGGACAAACCTGATGACAAAGCTCATTTCAGAGCTAGAAAGCCTAAAGCGGAAAGAGACTCGCGCAAGCTAGTGCTCATGAAGCAAAAGCCAAAGTCGCTACCCAAACGTAATCCTGGGTCAGCGCAGGGAACTTCTACCCAACCCCG